CGTAGCTCTGTATCCGAATCCTCGAGATCAACGGCACCCTATCGTGCAGCAGATCGACGACCTGATGTCGCTGGCTGCCATCGACCAAGACGTAGCGGTTGTGTTCGGCGGGATGATCGACTGGATCGCGTCGCAGCGGAAAGGAGCATAAGTCGTGCCGACGCTCTATTGGAAAAAGGTCAGCGTTCCACCCATCTGGAACTCCCTTGGCAACTGGTTCACTGATGCGGCCGCCACCGCCCAGGCTGCTAATGTCCCCTGGGTCGCGGGGGACAGCAGCTACCTTGCCTACGATCTTGCTTACGCGACCGGTCAATCTGGCACGGTGACGCTCACCGACATCGTCGCCGCGGCGGCGGGTTCGTGCAGCTTGACATGCACCAATTCTTCTCATGTCCGTGGCGGCATATTCACGGGAACATTCACCAACAACTTGGGCAGGACTTACGGCGGCACATTCACGGGAGCGTTTACCAACAACTACGCGGTCTACGGCGGCCTATTCACGGGAACGTTTGCCAACAACTACGAAGTCTACGGCGGCATATTCACAGGGAGCTTTTCCGGCGGGACCGTCTATGCCGGTTATTGGTGGAGCGAGGGATCGATGTGGATTGACGGAACAAAATACTCCGCCTCCGGCGATGCCAGTCCCTCGGTTAACTTCCGCGAGATGAACACGCTTTCCGACACCGACTATGTTGCGAAGATCGACGTTGTCGCGTCCGAACACGTGCGAGCCAACGTCCCCCGATGGCCCGGCGCAACCGCGCCCAACCTTGGCCTGCTACTGCAGGGAGATCGCTAAATGCCCTCGACCACGATCGCCATCGCCGACGCCCTGACGGCCCTGCTCAACAACGCCAACCTGAGCCAGGCATTCACGGCCGTCCGGAGCTACACGCCCGATTTCGCCCTGCCCGAGATGACCACCCTGCGGGTCACGGTCGTGCCCAGCGAGCGGGAGCAGCGGCCGGCCGCCCGCACCCGGCAGGAATACGATCACACGTTTCTGGTCGGCATCCAGCAGAAGATCGATCCCGACGAAGACCGGGACGGCCAGATCGACGCCCTGATGACCCTGGAGGAAGAAATCGCGGAGCTGCTGCGGTTGTTCGCGCTGGAGGGAACGCCGGCCCAATGGGTAAAGACGGAGGCCAAGCCGATCTTCGACACGAACCAATTGCACACGTTGTCGCTGTTCACCGGCGTGCTGGCCGTCACCTACCGCACCTGGAGTTAAGGCATGCCAACATCGAAAACCTCACGGGACCAATAGACCATCAAGTCGCCCAGGGGCGGCAAGCCACCTGACCGCCCCCACCTACACGAAGGAGCCCCCAATGGCCATCAAGCTCGGGCTGAATGCCAAGATGTACTACGGCGTCGCCGGCAGCAGCGCCACCACCGAACTGACCAATTGCCAGGATGTCACGCTGACCCTCGAAAAGGGCGAAGCGGACGTCACCACCCGCGCCGCCGCCGGATGGCGGCAGACCGTCGGCACGCTGAAGGAGGGGAGCATCGAATTCAAGATGGTCTGGGACACCGAGGACGCCGGCTTCGTGGCCATCAAGAACGCCTACTTCAACGATACGCCTATCGCTTTGAAGATTCTCGACAGCGAGGGGGGCAGCAGGCTGGACGCCGATTTCAGCATCACCAAGCTGACCCGCGAGGAACCCCTGGAGCAGGCCCTGACGGCCAGCGTCACGGCCAAGCCGACGTACAGCACGCGCGCCCCGGCCTGGGTGTAAGCCGGCCGCCACAATCCCCGGACACCAAACGTCACCCAAGAGCAGAGAGAAAAACCAATGCCCACCGCCACCAACACGCAGATCGTCCACCACCGACAGCACGCTGAAGATCGGCATTCTGTACGCCAGCACCTAACCGCGGCAACCCCGCGAGATAACCATGAAAGCCTTTAAGAGGGCAGTAACCCCGCGAGATAACCATGAAAGCCTTTAAGGACACGGCCGGCCGCACCTGGACGATCGCCATCAACGTCGACGCGATCAAGCGGGTGCGAGCCCTGGTCCAGTTGGACCTGCTGACCGCCCTCGATGGGCGGCTGTTTCACCAACTGGCGGAAGACCCGGTTCTGCTGGTCGATACGATCTACGCCGTCTGCAAGCCGGAGGCCGACGTGGCCGGCGTCACGGACGAGCAGTTCGGCCGTGCCATGTACGGCGATGCGATCGAGGCCGCCACCGACGCCTTTCTGGAGGAACTGATCGATTTTTTCCCGTCGCAGAGGAGGGCCCCTCTGAAGAAAGCCCAACAGAAGCTCCAGACGATGCGCACCAAGGCCTGGAACCTGGTGGAGCAGACGCTCGACAGCCCGGCGATGGATCGCAAGCTACAGAGCGAGCTCGACAAGCTGACCGCCTCGCTTGGCAGCTCGCTGGAATCGCCGGCGTCAACCCAGGCCCCCTGACGCTGCGCGAACTGTTCGCTATGGCCGAGGGCGCGGAGGAAGTCAGGTGGAACCACACCGCCACGATCACGGCGATGGTGCTGCACGCGGCAACCGACATGACCAAACACCAATTCAACCCGGAGGAATTCCACGCCCTGCACCAGGCCGCCAAGGCCCAACGCCTGGCGAAGGTAAAGCTGCCGCAGGCCGACATTACCGACCTGAAAGCGATCTTCGTCGATCGCCGGCCGAGGGGATAAGCCGCCGATGGACCAGATCAAACTTACCGTCCAGACCTTTTTCGATAAGCCGGCCATCATGAAACAGATGGACGTTGCCCGCCGCAAGGCCCTGAGCAAGGCCGGCGCGTTTGTTAGACGCGACGCCCGCCAGAGCATCCGCAAGAGCCGCAAATCGTCCGAACCGGGTAAGCCGCCGCGATCCCACCAAGGCGATCTCAAGCGGTTCCTGTTCTTCAGCTACGATCCGGCCGCGGAATCGGTCGTCGTCGGCCCGGTCAGGCTGACCAAGATCGGCGCCGCCCCCCAGGTGCTGGAGCATGGCGGCAGCACCACGATCCGCACAGGCCGCCGCGGCCGGCGAGGCAAGCGAGCGGTCACGATGGCCGCCCGACCCTTCATGGGGCCGGCGCTGGAAAAGAACAAGAGCAAGATTCCCGAGGCATTCTTGAATTCTGTGAGGTAGCCGATGGCCGCCGCAGCGGGAGAAATCAGGGCCGGCAAAGCCTTTGTGGAGATCGGCGCGAAGTTCGCCGGGCTGGACAAGGCCCTCAACGCGGCCGGCAAGAAGCTGAAGGCCTGGGGCGGCACGATCCAGGGATGGGGCACGCGGGTTGCCGCGGCCGGCGCAGCGATCACCACCCCCCTGGTTGCCGCCGCCGCCACCTTCTCGGCGATGGGTGACAGCGTCGCCAAGATGGCCCGCCGCACGGGCGTCTCCACCGAAGCGCTCTCCGAACTGGGGTTTGCCGCCGAGCAATCGGGAGCGGGGCTTGACGTGCTGGAAGTCGGCCTGCGGAAGATGCAGCGGACGATCGTCGACGCCGCCAGCGGGATGCAGACGGCGGTCGACGCGCTGGCCCTGTTGGGGATCACGACCGAGCAGTTGGCCGCGCTGACGCCGGAGGACCAGTTCAAGCTGATTGCCGATCGCATGGCCGCCGTCCAGAACCCGACCCTCAAGGCCGCCGCCGCCCTGCAAATCTTCGGCCGTAGCGGCACCCAACTGCTGCCCATGATGGAAGACGGCGCCGCCGGCATCGAGGCCTTGCAGCAGCAAGCCCGCGAGCTGGGCCTGACGATCGGCGGCAAGGACGCCAAAGCCGCCGAGGTCTTCACCGATACGATCAACATCATGCGGAGATCGCTGAAGCAGGTTGCTTTCACCATCGGATCGGCCGTCGCCCCGGTCTTGCAGGACTACGCCGAGCGGGCCACCCGCATCGGCACCGCCGCGATCCAATGGGCCAAGGCCAACGCCCGAATCATCCAGACCGTGCTGAAGGTCGCCGCCGGCGTCACCGTGGCGGGCACCGCCATGCTGGGCCTGGGGACGGCCATCGTGTTGGCCGGCACCGTGCTGGGCGCCCTGGCGAGCATCGCCGGCGGCATCGCCACGGCATTCGCCGCCGTGGGCGGCATCCTCACGGCGATCCTCTCGCCAATCGGCCTGGTGATCGCCGGCCTGGCCGGCCTGGCGGCCTATTTTCTCTATACCAGCGGCGAAGGGCAGAAGGCCCTGGATTGGCTGGCGGCAAGATTCAAGAGCCTATTGGGCGACGCCACCAAGACCTGGAAAGGGATCACCGACGCCCTGGCCGCCGGCGACCTGAGCCTCGCGTTCAAGGTACTTTGGACAGCGATCAAGATGGAGTGGCAGCGGGGGATCAACTGGCTGGGCAGCCTGTGGGACGGCTTCAAGCAGTATTGGAATGAGGCCACCACAGGCCTGGCGATCGGTTTCACCAACGCCATCGCCGCCATCGAGGACGCCTGGGTCGCCGTCACCAGCAGCATCCGGTCGTTCTGGGTAGACCTGCTGAACTTCCTGAGCAAGAAGTGGGACGCCTGGAAGAATAGCACCTTCGAGGAGGGGCTGGCCGACAAGCTGGCGCCGATCTTCGCCCGCATCCAAGGGGTCAGCGTGGAGGAAACGCGCAAAAACCTCCGCGAGGATTTCGCGGGGGCCCGCAAGCGGCAGCCCGCCAAGGACGCCGCGGCCGACGCCCAGGCCAAGGCGGACAAGGACAAGATCGCCGCCGACGCCGCGGCCCGACGGAAGAAGATCGAGGATGATCGCCAGGCCGCCGTCGACGTTCTCGGCGCCGACCTCAACGCGGCCAATGCCGAGCGGGAGAAACGGCGCCAAGCCGCCCAGGCCGAGTATGATGCGGCACGCGAGGAGTGGAACAAAGCCAGAACGGAAGCCGCCGCAGCGGCCGGCGATGCGGCCCGGCAGAAGAAAGCCCGGCCACCGGCCAAGGGCAAAGCCCCCGATCTGGAAGCCCTCGATCTGGCGAAGAAGAAGACCAGTGTTACCGGCACCTTCAGCGCCTGGGGAGCGGCCGGCCTGGGCACCGGCATTGCCGAACGCACGGCCAAGGCGGCGGAGGAGACCGCCCGCAACACCCGCGAACTGCTGCGGAAGAAAGCCAAACCCCTGGTCTTTACGGAGGCGCCCTGGTGAGCGCGATTACTGTCGAGGAACGGATCGAAAGCCGCAAGACCACGCAGGGGGACGATCCCACGATCGAACTCCGCTTCTGGATCAGCGGCACCAGCGACGACCTGACCGCCCGGGCCTGCCTGGCCGCCGTCGCGCCCGCGATCTACCTCGGCCTGGTCCGCAAAGAATACACCGTCGACCCGATCAGTTCGGACCTGTGGGACGGCACGGTCAGCTACGGCCGGCGGAAGAAACCGGAGACCGGCGAGAGCAGCTACCAGTTCGACACGGGGGGCGGATCGCAGAAGATCACCCAGAGCCTGGGCACCACCAGATACGCAAAGGCCGGCGAAACAGCCCCGGATTTCAAGGGGGCGATCGGCGTCACCAAGGACAACGTCGAGGGGGTGGACATCCAGGTGCCGGAATTCCACTTTGGCGAGACCCACTACCTGCCCGTCGCCGCTGTCGACGCCGCCTATAAGCTGTTGCTATACACCATCACCGGCTGCACCAACAACGCGCCCTGGCGCGGCTACGCCGCCGGCGAGGTGTTGTTCCTGGGGGCCAGCGGCAGCCAGCGGAGCGAGGACGACTGGGAGATCAGCTACAAGTTCGCCGCCTCGCCAAATATCACCG